CCTGCACCTACGAAACCAGCCCCTGAGCCCGTGGGGCCAATGGGCCGCTGGAGCTAACTAGCGGCACCCCTAGGATGGGTCTTCTTCATCCGGTTCGTAGTAAAAGCAATCGCATCCCTCAACCTGGCAGCCGCCTTCGTAGAGATGCTCATCCTCGGCGTGTCCGCATACGCAACCTTCAGTCATTATGTCCACATTCTACCAAAGGACAACATGCCTCGCATCGTCAAGCCCCCGCTTCCATTCTCTCCCCACGCCTGTCTGGTCACGGGGTCGATAGACGGCGAGTTCATCGACTTCGAACGCGACTTCATTGGCATGGACCCTCGAATCGTCCTGCGCAAAGAGGTCGTGGAAGAGGCAGCGCGTGAGACCTGTGGCATGGTCTCTGGCGCTGAAATCGCTGAGATCAGACGGCAGATTGCCGAGTGGGGCCAGAAACTAGACGCAGCTCTTTCGGATCTCAATCTCACCAAGGACTTCGAAGCCCAGTTCGGCCAGTCGCTTGAAGCTGGCGTTACGGCTGGCATCAAGCTTGAAACCCCCGCACCGGGGACTCCGGAAGCGGATGCAATTGAAATCGAAACCGCCGCTCCCGCTGGCGAGGAAGGAAGCAACTAATGACCCCGACGGTCTTCACTCTAAATGTTCAGGATGCAAAGGCCCTGGAGGCTCCCGTGCGCGAGATCTCCGTAGGCGTCGGTTCCGTGCTCGTTACCCGCAAAGTCCCGACCGATGAGGATGGCGGCTATGAGATTGAGAATACGCTCGTTGACAAAGAGAAGGCCTACGACGGCAAAGACACGCCCTCCCTGGCCCTCTACAGCCCCGATGGCGCTCATGTGACGGTCCTATATGCAAACGAGTTTCCAATCGTTCAGGAGCCACCGGAGACCTCCTCAGGGGTATCTCCTGCCGCTGAGCGTGGCGACACCGGAGGTCAGACCGGCTCTTTCGAGTCTCGCACGGCGGAGGAGTTGCATGAGTTGGCCAAAGAGCGGGGCATCGAGGGTCAGTCCACGATGAACAAGAGCAGCCTGGTTGCCTCTTTGCGAGGCGAGAAGTAGCCAATGGCTTTCGCTCAGCAAAGTGGCTCAAGCACAGAAGCCCGAATAACCAAGGGCAAATTCGAAGCGGAAACATCCTCAAAAGAACTGGTCAAAGCCAATGGGGATCGGCTTGAACTGATCGTCTGCAACGAAGGGGCGAAAGACGCTTGGCTCTCCCTGGGCTCAACCGCCGTGGCTAAAGAAGGCATCTACCTCAAGGCAAGCGGTGGCACTTGGACCAATACGAGCTATTCAGGTGCCGTCTTCGTGATTACAGCCTCTGAAAAATCCAATATTACCTACGCAGAAATATAGTTATGGGAAGCCTCACGAATCCACCCACGTCAGGCGCAGGCGGTCCTTTCGGCTCTGCCTACACGCAGACCTATGCGACCAAAGCCCGGACCCAAGCCAAAACGGAACTCTCCGAATCGGTCACGATTGCTCTCCTGACCGAAGTCGCGGGGCAGTTCAACACGACTAATGCAGCAGTCAACGAGCTGAAGAAACTGATCAATGGGGTCATAGACGATCTTCAGGAAGGGAAAATCCTAAGCTGATGGAGCTAGCTCTCGGATTTCTGTTTCTAGTCTGCGCTGTTGAGATCGCCTTCCACGCCTGGGAGCGCAACAACTGGTCCCAGGAGCGCAGGGAACTCGTTCAACGTCTGCAAGCTCCAGAACAGGCTGTGGCTTCCTACGCGCGAGATCAGGCCGAGCAACCGCAGCCGGTAGCTCCTATTGCTCTAGACGACGATGCGGCTTACGAAGCTCTACTTGAGAGGCAGGGCTTGAGTGGCGATTCTTGATCGTGTCGAGCAAAAAGCAGAACAGGCCCTAGACGCTTTGCGCCCTGCGGCCATGCCGATCCCGAAGGACGTACAGGAACGGATCACGCGTGGCAAATCCCGCCTCGAAGAACTGAAGCCGCAGCGTCGTCTCGCGGTTGAGTTCGCTGACGGCAAACACTACGGCTACCTGAGCGAAGACGGCGGCTCCGTTAAACACTTGGCCACCCTTACCCAGCTCCTTGGCGGTAAGAAGGCCGACCACCGTGTCAGGCGCTCTCACGACTTGATCGGCCCGATGGTCCAGTCCAAGGTCTCGGCTGCCACCCAGCGAGTCCCTGGCTATGAAGTCAATCCTTCGAACAACAAACCAGAGAACTACACGGCGGCTCAGATCGCCAAGAAAATCGCCTACGCTGGTTACGAACTCTGGCGCATCAAGCGCGCCACTCAGAAGCTCGTCTGGAACGCTCTCGTCACCGAAGAGAGCTTCATCATGGCCTACTGGGATTCTTCTATCGGTCCATATGTCGATGTTAACATGGACCCAGAGGGAGAGCCTGAGCACGTAGGCATAGGCGACGTGCGGATCGGCGTCTGGAACGGCCTCGAAGTGATGTGGGAGCCAGGCGTGGACTTCGAGGAGAGCCGTTGGTGGGCGGTAGAACACGCCCGGCCAAGGGATCAGGTCGAAGCCGAACCCGGCTACGTGGGCGGCAAACTTCCCGCCAACGCGGAACTTGAACGCTCGATGAAGAAAGCAGAGTCCTCGAACCTCTGCATGATCACCGAGTACCTAGAGCGTCCTTCTGCCAAATTCCCGCAGGGTCGTAGGCTCTTTTCAGCCGTCGGCAAGCAGATATTCCCCGAAGAGGGCTATCCGCTGACCGACGCGAAAGGCCAGGTCGTAGATGAGCCCTGCATCCATCGTCTTGGCTACACCGTCAACCCGGCCTCAGACCGCGACAAGGGCCTCGTCCGCTCCTTGATCGAGTCGATGCGGACTTACGACTTCGCCCAGAACAAGATTGCGGAGTTCGCGCAGGAGGAGTTGGTTCCGCAGGTGCTAGCCCCTATCGGGGCAATCAAGACCCCGCGCACTGATGAACCGGGCGCGATCACTGAATACGACCCGACGGTTCTGATGGGCGGCAAAGTTGAAATAGCTCCCAGAGGGGGTATTCCGGATGAGCTGTTCAAGCTTCGCGAAGAAGCGATGGCTGAGATGCGCTTCGAGGCACACGACAACGAAGTTCCGTCCCAGGTCTCGGCCAACCAGGCCGTTCAGAGCATCCTCCAGAAGGACGAAATCGCCTGGGAGGACCTGATTGCCAACTTGGCTGAAGTCCACAGCCGGATCATGCGAGACGCTCTCACGCTTGTTCAGCGCCACTACACCGAGGACCGGATGCTGAAGTTCCGGGGCCG